GTATAGTGATGATGAATTATTAAATAGAGGTTTTTCTCCAAAAGATATTAATTTAATAATTAAAGCTGTATATAAAAATAAAGTTGATATGTCTCCATTTTCAATATTAAATATTTCTGAAATTTATAAATAATTTTTAATAAAATGTTTAATTCTTTTACACCGTTGAAGATTTAAAATGCCGATTTTACTCAACAAAAAAAATATTCAAGGTTTGCCCGTTACAGAGCGTGTAAATTATGATTTTGTTAAGGCGACAACCTTAACTGATTTATTGGCTTTCTTTTGGACGACTTTTTTTACTTTCTCTTTCTTGGGTTTTTCTACTTTAATATTTTCATCTTTGTTTTCCCTACATAGATATTTTGGTCGTTCTAATCCATTAATTGCATTTTTGGCAATTATATATATATTAGTAGCACTATTAACATCTCTATTCCATACAGCTTCACAGTTTTGACAACAAAGTGCCCCATGGACTAAGATATTACCACTCTTATATGGTTTTGGATTTTTTCTTGTTATAAATTTTTCACATCTTCCTGTTTCTTCTTTACATATTGAACACATACAACTTGTTCTAAATTCATCAACTAAATATACTTTATAATTATTCTGTCTAAATAATTTACGCATTCCAACCCCTTTGGTTGCTTCCTTATATTTCATTTGTTTCTTTTGCTCCCAGTCACCAATGGTAATAATTACATCTTCAGAGTTTCCAAATATTTTTTTGAAATTATTTATCATTTTTTGTTCCTGTTTCTTTTTATTTATATATCCATTTAGTTTGAGTTTTCTGAATATATATTTTTCATAAAACTTATATAATTTATTATTTATTTCACTTTTCTTCTTAATATAATCCTTAAAATCTTTGATAATTAGTGTTTTTCTGTTTAGTTTTGATAACTCAGTTTCATATTCGATTATTTTTTTTCCATCTACTTTTTCTTTTTTGAATTCTAAAATTATTTTAGCATACTTTTTAATTTTACATTCTTTTCTTCTACTGTCTTGAGTGTATCTAAATTCATTTGCATCTTTATTATCATCATCAACACAATATAGAATATCAGCTTTGTTGGGATCTATTGCTACAATCTTTTTATTTTTAATATTAGTATAATCACTTAATTCATCAATATATTGTTCATTATTTGAACCTACTTTAATATTTGGTATTCTTTTACCTATCAAATCATTTCTTAACATCAAAATAGAACAACTAACTCCGTCTGTTTCTATCATATGATGAAATGTATATTTAGGTTTCTTAAAACATTGTCTTTCTGTTCTAAAAAAGAATTCCCATATTTTATTTTCGTGTTTTTTTAAATTACCTTCTAATAAATAATCTGTTTTATTGCCTTGTTTTTGTGTAAATAATAAATGAACTAATGTAGTTGTATCTAATTTTATACTCTTCATCACAATATTATTTCTCATAGGAAATACATTATAAATCATAACTTTATCTTTTTCTATTTCTTTCATCATTCTTATCATACAATGTAAATAATCTTGTGGATTGCATTGTAAATCATAATATAAATTATCTTTTTGATATTTATCTTTATTTGGTGTAATTGTTTTCTTTATTTCTTTTATCCAATTGTGATATTTTACATCTGATTTATATTCAGTTGTTATTTCTAATATATCAGTCTTAATCTTTCTTAATTGTCTGCAAAACTCATTAACTAATTCCTTTTGTTTTACATCCTCTTTATTTTCTTCTTTTATTTTAGTTATTGTTTCTTTTTTCTTCCAAACAATATTAACAAATCTTTCAATATACTCAACATAATGTAATTTAATATTATTTTCATACATTGTAATTATTCCAATTGTAAGATAATCTAAAACTGTATTGAGATGTGTATAATCTAAATTAGTATCCTTAATTAATGATTTATAATCAGAATTATAAAAAGCAGTTAATTTATCTTTTAGTTCTTTAATCTCTTTCTTTGGTGGTCTTCTTGATGCACTTTCATTACATAAAATTTTCATACAAGAATTAACAAATACCTTATCAATTTCTGGCAATTTGTTGTTCTTTTCAAAGTAATCTAATAAATAAAGTTTCATAAACATTAACGTATTTATTACAATCTTATTACACTTAATAACAGCGTCTGTAATTTTAGGTAAATTAATATCTGGATTTTTCAAAACGTGTTTAAGTGGTATTTTAACACATTTAAAATAATCAGTAGGTTTATCTGGTGGTTTAGTTTTTTTTTCTTCTATAGCACTCATAATAATATACTATATTAATATAACTTTATATTGATTTCAATTTCAAAAAATAAACGCTAAAAATTGAAATTGAAATATTAATTATAAAAAATAATAACTATTATTATATAAAAATAATAACTGATGTATATCAAAGAATTACCTATTTATGGTGAAAGAGCAACATTTGAAAATATTAATAATAATAATATAGTTGCAGTAAAAATTAATAATAAGAGAGAATATTGCATTGTAGTTGATAAAACTAATACAATGATTAAAATAAAAAAATTAAATATTTTGCTAGAAGAAAATAAAATAATATTTACTATAAATGACGATATAGATGAAACAACAAAAAATTATTTATCATTTTCAAGAAAAATATTTAAATTAGAAAATATAGTATATAATTTACAATAATTCAAAAATATATTTTTTTGTTCTAATATCTTCTTCACAATCTTGTTTTATTCTATAATCATAACTATTTAATTTCAAAAAATAAACGCTAAAAAAAATTGATATTTTAACTATAAAATTAATAATATTTAAATTATATAAAATGGAAACTTATAAATTTACAAAATTAGATAATGGTGATATTTTATTACAAAAAATTATTATAGACAATACAAATTATAGAAATTATACTATAATTAACAAAGATAATGGGGATAAATTATTAAAAAAAATTACTCACATTAATATTACTGATATTAAAGACATAAAAAATTATGATTTTAAAAAATCATCAATATCTGAATGTTTAATAGATAATAAAGAACTTAATAGATTAAAATATAGATCAATTCTTGAGCAAGTTTATAAATTAATTAATGATGGAACAAAAATTATTAAATACACAAAATTAAATATTAAAACAATTAAAAAAGAAGATGATGGATTTTATTATTTAGAAAATATCGGTATAAGTGTTCAAGGTGTTGATAGTAATAAATGTTTGTTAGAAATTATTAATCAATGTGTTGTAAATGAAATTGAATTATCAATGAAAATAAAATTAATAGATGAAATTACAATAAATATTAATTTTTAAATTAATATTGAAAAATATAATATATAAAAATATGAATACATTAAATATATAATGAGTATTACTAATGAAAAATTTGCATTAATAAAATCTAAATATGGACATATGTCATCTTGGGCAATATGGACAAATAAAACAATTAAAGAAAAATCTAATATAGATGATATATCATTTTTTAATGATATTAAAGAAATTAAATTTAATCCCAATATTATACTAGTAGGCTTAAATATATCAGAAAAAATAAAAAGACCCTTTGGAAATTTTCATTCAGAAAAATCATCTGCTCATGACTATAAAATAAGATATGCTTTAAAAGATACAATAATTTGGGGAGCATATATGACAGATATAATAAAAGATTTTGAAGAAAAAATTTCAAATAATTTAATTAAATATTTAAGAGATAATCCAGAATTTCTAAAAGAAAATATTAATTCATTTGAAGATGAATTAAAATATATTGGTTCTAATAATCCTATTCTTATTGCTTTTGGTAATGATTGTTATAAATTATTAATTAATAATTTTAAAAATAAATATCCTGTTTATAAAGTATCACATTATTCTTCATGTATAAGTAAAGAAAAATTAAAAGATGAATTTTTAGAGATTATACAAAAAATTACTTTATAATAAATAAATATTTCTTTGTTCTAATATCTTTTTTATCATCTTGTTTTATTCTATAATCAGAACTATTTAATTTATATTTACTTTTTGTTAATTGTCTAATAATTGATAAATAAGGTCTTTTTGCTTTTGTTGGTTCTGATGCTCCTATAATAGTTGAAAAACTATAATATTTTCTTATTTCTGGTATTAATTCTAATATTTTATCTTGTTTTGTTTTATCATTATCAAGATTATATAAAATAATACTATTTTCATTATCTAGATCCAAAATATTAATAATTTTATCAACTAATTCATCTTGTTCTTTTTTATATAAAATACTTTTAAGTTTCATAATATTATATGATTATATTATGAAATTTTTATATAATTTAATCTTTATAATTTTTTGGTTTCCTTTTTAATGTTGAATCTTTTTTAACATAATCTTTTTATACATCTTTATTATAGGCATTCTCAAAATAGTTTTTATAATTATCTGCGCCACCAATTGATTTATAAACTATTTTATATTTCATATATAATAAATTTATAAATAATTTTTAATAAAATTTTTTATTCTTTTAAATTCGTTTTTATGTTTTATATCACCAGTTGACATATATAATGATTTTGTATTTTTGTAATCATTATATAATTTATCTATAAAAACTTTATTATTATTTTTAGTAAAATCAATTTGTTCTTCAACAGATATTATTTCTCGTAACTTATTTTTAAATTTAATTTCATCGATTAAATTTGAATCTAAAAGAACTTTCAAAAAACATTTATTTAAATACAATGAAGTTCTACAATCTATTTGATCATTACTTTTATCATTAAAAACCTGATTAGAAATATCTTTTATATCAGGATATAAATTATTAAATTCTGAATTTTTAATAAAAGTTAATATTTGGAAAAACTTTTCATTAGGCTCAAGTAATTTAAGTTGAGATCCTTCTCTATCAAAAGGAGTTATATAGAAGAAATGTTCAACTGGAGATAAAAATTCTGTTTCTGAAATTTTACAACATTTATTTAAAGTTTCAATACTAGTTTCAAATAAATTATTATCATTAACTTTTTCTATATAATACAACACATCTTGTAATAAAGGACTTTTATTATAAGGATAATACCATTTATGATAAATAATGTCATTATAATAATAATCCAAAACCCATTGTAATCCATCTATATACATCCTTATAACTTATGCTAAATCAATCAGATCAAAGAAATCTGAATAAAACTTGTTTTTTCCTTTTTCAAAGTCATATTCGGGATTACCTAGTGGAGTAATATACTTTTTATTTAATTTTTCTTCATATTCGCCTATCATATTTTCAAATTTATAAATATCTAATTCGTAATCAGATAAGTTATCAAAATTAAATCTTCTATAATACTTGTTTTTGAAATTTCTACTTATAATTTCATTTTCTTGCTCAACTAATATTTTTAAAAACTCAACAAAATTATCATAATTAATTTTTAATAAATTACTTTCATCTTTTAATATTCTCTTCCCAAATAACCTATATTTATCTAAAATTAATTTAATATCATACTTAACATTATATGACTCGATCTTATGTAAAAAATCATCTCCAAATATTGTAAAAATAAATACAATATCATTAATAACATCTTCTTTAGATAATGTTGATGAATTTATAAAATCAAACATCGTATTTTCCAAATCATTTATATTAATTAAATCATAATGATAATTTTGTTTTGATTTTTGTTGATCCATTCTTAAAACAAACTTTTTTAAATTTTTATTTTTTAATATCATTGATAACAAAATTAAATCAGAATCAGGACTATAAATACAAATTTTTTTATTTGTTTGATTATTATGGCTATCTAAGAAATCCATAATTTTTTTCTCGCCTTCATTTTTTTCATCAAAAGATGATATAATTAATTTATCAGTATTTATTTTAGGAAATAATTTATTAATTTCGTTTTTAAATTCTACACTTTTCAAATAAATAGTAAGTTTTTTCATAAAATTAGTTCCTGGTGATATGGTATTCCTGGACCAATTAACTTTATTTTTTATATAAGTATATTTATTTATTGGATTATTATCATCTCCTTGTAATTTATCTTTGTACTTTTCTAAAATATTTAATTTCATATATTTTTCGAATTCACCATTAAATCGTCTCTTTTTTTGCTCTACTATTTTTGCTTTAGTAGGAACACCATCAATTGAAATATAAATTAATTCAGGATTAAAAGATTTTAGAAAATCTATTAAAAAATGTTTAATGTGATTAATTATTATTGTATCTAAGAAATTTAAATTGAAAAGTTTAGAGTATTGTTTATAAATGTCGTTTTCATTATCTAATATAAAATTAGGATTATCTATTTTTAGTAATTTAAAATATTCATCAGATTTAGATTTACCAATACCGTGATATTCTAAAATCAAATTAAATAATAATTCGTCTAATAATGTATTTACTTTTTGACTAATTACATGTATAATTGAATTGAAATCAAATAATATGTAATCAAAATCATACTTATTTTTTGATATAAAGTTATCTATTTTAAAATCTTTTTTAAGTGAATTGAAAAATCGTTCGATCCCCATATTATATTATATATATTAAATTTTATAATTATGCTGATTTAAAAACTCATCAGTTATTATAAATTTTACATAATTCATTAAATGCTCTGCATTATCAAATTTACTAGTATTTATTATAGGATGAAATGTAACATTAACTTCATTAATATCATTTTCTTCACATTTTTTTGTATTTTTAAATATATCTAAATTATAATCTTTAGAATAAGATAATTTTTCTCCCCATGTTATATCACTTAAATATTTAATAGTAATAGGTTGAATTAATAAATTATTTTCATATGCTACCTCAAATGAACCTTTATAAAAATGCTTTAAACCTTCATAAGCGTGAGATGTTCCTTCAGGAAAAATAACAATTGACTTTCCTGATTTTATATTATCTTTAATCAATTTTCTTACAATTTTACCACTCTCTTTATCTCCTAATTTATATAATATAACACCCCAATTATCTAATACATTTTTACATAATAGTTTAAAAATAGAAAAATCATCTGCAACATTTGATTTAGTAATTGTAAATACATCTGGTTTTATTAACTTTAATATTATTGAATCTAAATAGCTTTGATGATTTACTACATATAGAGTTGGTAAATTGTTATCTAATAAGCCAAATTTATTTATTTTAATTTTTATACTATTTAATAATGGTGTTAATCCATCTTTTATACATTGTGATTTATCTTTATAAAATGATGCTTTAAATGCTATATAATAAGCTCCAATTAAAATATTTAATAAAACATTCGTAGATAAATTTATTGTTTTAAAAAATATTAATATAATCAAAATAACAAATAATAATAAAAAATATAAATATCTCATAATATTAAAAATTAAATATTTATACATTTTTAAACGAAAAAATTGAAAAAAATAATTATTTGTATTAATAAATATTATTAATCTTATTAATATTATAGAAAAAATGTTTTATTCTCTCTTAAAAGTATTTGATAATTATAGTTCAAAATTTAATATTTATTTATATGATACTAATAAAGTTTATTGTTATGATAATATAAAGGATAAAAAAAAAGAAATTAATATAGAAATTAAAAACATTAAAAGTTATTATGACAGAGAAGATGATATAAGTAAAATTTTATATTATAACAAATTAAAATATAAAATATATAGATATAATAATAAAGTTAATTTAAAGATATTCTTTGATTCTATTGAAGAAAATAATATAAATTATAATTATTATGACTTTTATTTAACTGATTTACTAAAATTAATTAATATTAAAGTATTAGATTCTAGTAAATACTTATCACAAATTAATGAAAAATTAAATGATATAAATTTTAATTCAATTAATCACCATGAATTATAATATTGTTTTTACTAATATTAAAAGTAGTTGACATAAAATTAGATATCAAATTAATATCTTTTGAAGATAATTTTAAATATGTAATATTATTATCATTTTTTTCTATAGAGCAACAACAAGAAAATTTTTTTCTTAAATCTTTTGCTAATGATTTTAATTTTTCTTGATCATTAAAATTTATTCCATAAATTTCTGTAACATATTTTCTTCCTGTTCTTTGCTTTAAATAAATATCTATTTTATTAATTTCAATTTCATTGACAGGTTTATTTATAGTATTACTTAATAATTCGTTTAGATCCATTATTATAAAATAATAAACAGTTTTTTAAGTATATTTAAGAAATAACTTTATCATAAAATAAAGTTAAAAATTCAATTTGTTTGTTATAAATTAGATTATCTAATTGATTAATTTTTTTATCGAACTCGCTATTTTGGACTTCTTCTAAAATTTTCGATACTCTTTTAACAAGTTTTATTTCAGAATTAAATATACTATATTTACTTCTAATAAAATTATTTATTTCATCTAAATTTTTTATTTTGTTATTATGAATATTACTAATTGTGATATTAGACGATTCTTTTGTAATTAATTTATTAAAATTAAGTTCTTTTCTTAAATTATCATCAAATATATTTAAGTGTATTCCTCCATCTTTAATTTTGAAATTTATTAATTTACATATATTTAATAATTCATTTAATTCATTTTCATTAATTCCTTTAAAATCATATAACATAAGAACAAAATTATTAGTCATGGTAGTATTACAAAAATTATTTCTAATTTCTACTTTATTATAATATTTACAAAAAATATAAATTACATCAAAGACTAATCTATTATTAAAAATTGGTATTGTAATCGATGATGATCCTTTTTTACTTTGTATCATTAATATAAAATAACAGTAATAAAATATCAAACATGTAATACTTTTTGATTGAATAACGTCATTTGAATCTAAGTTTAGTATTGCTATGTCAATCTTATTTTTAAGTAAATTAGATAACGAAATAATATCATTTAAATTATAAAAGTGTAAATAATTTGTTTTTTGTAAATTATTTTTTACTAAGTTTGTAATATTATTATCATTAGTTATTTTTATATTATAAAAGTTATATTTTTTATCTTTTAGAATTTGTTCATTTACTTTATTATAGTTTTCTGATACAAAATCAAAGTTTAAAATGTTAATATCATTTGTGTTAAAACTTTTTAATAATGATATTAAATTTTCTGAATAGCATAATAAAGATTTTTTAAAATTGAAATTATTCTTTTGAAATTTCATTATTTTATCTTTAGCTTTATCATTAGATTTTATATAATCTGAATCTTTATCGAAATTCAAAAAGAAAGATGGTAAAATATAGTTAAAATTAACATTTATATTATCATATTTTTTAAATAAAATATTGTCAAGTGAAGATGTTAGATTACTAGTTTTATGTAAAGTTTCTATAATATCGAATTTTAAATTGAAATTAATTTTTTCATTATGTGTTTCTAACTCTATTTTATTGAAATCATAAAATTTTTTATAAAAATTAGTGTATAAGTCATTAACTTCATTAAAAAGATTTTCTGTAACTATAGGTAAATCTGATTCGTCTTTTTCTATTTTTCTTAAAATAAATTGCCAACCAATATTTAATACTTCTATTTCTGGTTTGAAAATAGCTATAAATGAATCTATTGCTAATGCTGGTCTATAATTTTTTTGTATAATTTTTTTCCATTTATAATCATCAAAAATTAATACACCATTTACTTTTAATAAATTCCAAGCTAATACAGCATCCATTATTACATCATTTGCTTCATGAGAAGCATCTATAAAAATAATATCAAATTGATTAATCATTTTTTTTTCATAAATCAATTTATTTAATGCAGTGAAAGACATCATTTCCATAACAATAACTTGATTATCTCGTTTAGTTTCTTTTATATTTTTAAAGAATGTTTTTTTGATAATTGAAAAATCCGTATCTATATATTCAGGTGATCCTTTAAATGTATCAATCGCATAAATTTTTGATTCTTTATTTGACATTAAGTTTCTTAAAAACCATGATGTTGCTTCGCCTTCATAAGCACCAATCTCCATAATATTTAATTTTTTACCTACAAAATTATATAAAAATTTATCCCATTGGCCCCAACCTGTATTTAACATATATATATGTTTTAAAATATTTATAATTTTATTTTTGATTTATATGAAGTATTTTTTATTAATTTTTTTATTTATATTTTATTTATTATATATTTACTTTACGTTTAAAATAATAAAAGAAGTTCAAGATGAAGATAATGATATACATACTGAAGACGTTAAAGATTTAAAAGAAGTAGATTTATCTCAATTTAATAACTTAGTTTATTTAGATATAAAGCATCTAGATAATAAAGGTAGAATAATTATCAAACTAGAGAACAATATTGTTCCAAAAACTTGTGAAAATTTCAGAGAATTATGTAAAAGTAAGAAATATGTTGAAAGTATTTTTCATAGAGTTATTAAAGATTTTATGATTCAAGGAGGTGATTATACAAGATTTGATGGAACAGGTGGGAAATCTATTTTTGGTCATGAATTTAATGATGAAAATTTTATATTAAAACATGATCGTGGTACTATATCAATGGCAAATAGTGGTCCGAATACTAATGGTAGTCAATTTTTTATTTCAACTAAGAAAAATGAATGGTTAGATGGAATTCATGTTGTTTTTGGTAGCGTTGTTGATGGAATGGAGTTTATTGATTATATATCTGATTTACCAACAGACGAATTTGATAAACCAATAGGAGAAGTTATTATTTATGATTGTGGTGTATTATAAAAAATTGAAAAAATAAATAAATACAGTTTCCATTAAATATATCTGATAACCCAAAAAATAAAACAAAACAACAAACCCCAAAAGTTATCAAGCAAAGCAAAACAACAAGAAGAAAAGATGTTTGACAAATGGTTTGAAGACAAATATAGATATAAAATAAAATTTCTATGCGATGACTCATCTGGAAATTTTATGTCACATAGATTTATTTGTACTTCTATAGAAGGAAAAAGATATAATTTAGATATCTGTGATACTAAAAAAACAAGCGAACATATCGAAGCGATATATACTGAAGAAATAAGCGAAGCGATATATGAAAACTTGACTTTCTACTATAAACTAGAAGAAACGCCAGATTTAAAAGTTTTAAATCTTTTAATAGATCTTTTAATAGATCTTAATATTTTAATCACAGAAGAAACTAAAAATAATATTATTGAAATATTGAATTCTACTTGTAGCTTAAACGCTACAGACGAATATGGCAAAAAGGTCTTAATACAGATTTCACAAGATAACATTCAGAATAGTGATATGAGTTTTAAAATTGAAGATTTGGGTGTAGTCAATATATTTAATGAAGATTCATACTACTTCATAAGGAATAATATGTTTAGAACACCACATTCAAAATCTAAATTTGACTTAAAAGTAAAAAAATATATGAAAAATTTAAATTTAAATAAAAATGCAAAAATAAACATTCGTGAACGTTCTAGCTTGAAACTGGAAATACGTAATGAAGATATAAATTTTTTTGCTTAAATATTTTCTTTAAATAAGAAAATATATTTAAAGAAAATATTTTCTTTAAATATATATATATGAAACCTATTTTGTTATTTGGCGAGCCGATAGACATGAAATTCTTTACTGATCTATTAGAGGATCAGGACTCAAAATACTTGACAAATTTTAAGAAATATTTCAATTATTTAAAGAAGAATCATGACGATTATAAGAATGTATCGATAAAGGACAAAGTTTCGGTGGATAAACCTTTATTAGATTATGTTGTTATAATAAACGACTGGCTTGACATAGAGACAAAAGGTAAGTATCAGATATATATGGATGGTTATGACAAGTTATTTTTTGGATACAGGATGAGTAATCCAGTTAATGCGGATAAAATTAATTATTTATGTAAGGAGTGGAAGAAGAATAAAATATTTAGGGAGGATTATTATAGCTGGATTTCTACATTTGACGATACTGGAGAAGGTCCATTATTATTCGGATTATATTAAAAAAATTGAAAATATAAATCATATTATGTGATCACATTTTATTATAAACAAATATAAACAAATGTATAACCAAAATTATAGAACTCCAAATACTAGAACACCACAATCTGGGTTGATCCCTGTTGGTTTTTTAAATCCAAATATGCCATCTATTTTTAATCCAAATATGCCACATATTTTTAATCCATACATTACACCAGATAATAGATATAAGGAACCAAGTAGTAATAATATATTATTTAATACATCTCAACCAAACAATAATTTATTAGATAAAAAAAATTCTATTCAAAATAATAAAATTAATGAATCTGAACTTATAATATCTTCTAATTATGTTAATGTTTTTGATGATAAATTAAATAAAACACCTACTATTATAGAAGTTTCTGAAAAAGAAGATCATTCTAAAAAAGATTCTAAAAAAAAAAATGATTGTATAGAAGATTTAAAAAAAAAAAATGATTGTAAAGAAGATTCTAAAAATAAAGATGATTCTAAAGAAGATTCTAAAAATAAAGATTCGTCAAAAAAATATTTTGTATTACTTGAAGATGAAGTTTTTTCTAAAAAGAATATATTAAAATTTATAAGTAATTTACCTGAAACCATTAAAAAAAATATAAATATAATTAATTTAAATAAAGATATTAACAATGGTGATTATATGAACAAATTTAAAGATATTAGAGTCGATATATTTAGGATTGTACTTAATTCTTTCATACAATTAAAAGATTCAATTAAAAACCATAATGATGATTTACACGACATTTTCGATTTTATGTTAGATGTTGACTATTATACTGAAACAAAAATTGACTTTGAAAAGATATTTAAAGAAGTAAAAAGTGATGATGAAGTTTTAGAACTTAATTTAAAAATGGAAGAATACAATTATTATATGAAAAATATTGTTAAAAAAAAATGGATTACTAAAAAACAATTGAAATGTTTTCTTAGAATTCCAGAAAAAGCTAGTTCTCCTGATAAAAGGAAAAGAAAAGCAAGTAGTCTAAATAATAAATTTGAAAATTCTAAATCTAATGATATGGATTCTAAATCTGATGAGGGTAAAAAACCAAAAAGACTGACTTTAAGAAAAAAAACGTCTGATAATAACACAAAAAAGAATGATATTTTTTCATCTAGTAGTGTTAAAGATTTTAAGGAAATTTTAAATAAAAAAATAACTGAAAAAATAAATCCTTTGAGAGAAGAACTAGAAGAATTGAAGGATAGAAATAATATTTTGAAAAAACAAATTGATAAATTAAAAGAAGAAAACAATAAATTGAAAAAAGAAAATGATAATTATACAAAAGAATATAATCAATATATTATTGATTTAATTGATGAAGTATAATTTTTCATATGAAATTAGATATATTCTAAAATAAAATATTTTTATATTATATGTCGAATTTTATAAAAATAAATGAGAGAGCATATAAATTTATAAGAGGTAGTGCGATTAATTCTATAATTGATATTTTTGTTGAGTTAATTACAAACAGTGATGATGCTTATGATAAAGGAAATATTAAAGAAAAAATTATAGACATCGAGTTAAATTACAATGGTATTTTAACAATACGTGATCAAGCAATTGGTTTATACGGGGGAGAAATGGAAAAGTGTTTTTTACAAATAGGTAATTTTACCAGTGTAGAAAACAACAGAGGATTCTTTTCACGAGGAGCAAAAGATATATGTGCCCTAGGCAACATTAAATTCGAATCTATTAAAAATAAAACAAATTAAGATTATAGATAATTAATTAATCCAAAATTAACTAAGTATATATTTAAAAATTATATATAATTATAGTTGTTAATTTTATAGAAAAAATTGAAAAATAAAATATTTATTCTTTTATGGTAATTAAGTAACCCAAAAAAATAAAACAAATTAAGATTATAGATAATTAATTAATCAAAAATTAACTAAGTATATATAAAAAAATGTATAATCATCAAAATTATACTACAACACCTCCACAATCTAGATTTTCTGGAACTCCATATGGTTTTAATCATCATATGCCATGTGTACCTTACTGGCCGTACATGACTCCAGGAAATACATATAATCATCCAAGATATATATTATACAATTCATCTCAACCAAGTAATAATTCATTAGATACAAGTGTAAATCATTTAATTCAAAATGAATCTGACCTTCGAATACCTTCTAATTATATTTTAGATACAAGTTTAAATCAAGTACCTTCTATTTTAGAAGTTTCAGAAAATAAAGAGACTTCTAATGATGATTCTACAAAAAAAGACGATTCTAAAAATAAAGATGATTTTGAAGAAGAAAATTTTTCTAAAGAAGATATATTAAAGTTTTTAGATAATTTGCCTGTAATTTTTAAAAAAAATATAAATGTAATTAATTTAATTAAAGATGTTAAAAATGATAATTATATTAAAAAAAATGAAGATATTAGAGTCGATATATTCAGTATTGTACTAAATTCTTTCATACAATTAAAAGATTCAATTGAAAATCATAATGATGTTTTAGACAAAATTTTCGATTATATGTTAGAAAATGACTATTATACTGGAACAAAAATTAGTTTTGAAAAAATTTTTAAAGAAGTAAAAAATGATAATGAAGTTTTAGAATATAATTTAACAATGAAAAATTACAATCATTATATGAAGAACGTTGTTAAAAAAAAATGGAATGCTAAAAAAAAATTAAAATGTTTTATAAAATTTCCAGAAAAATCTAGCTATACTAATGATAGGAAAAGAAAAGCAAATAGTATAAATAATGATTTTGAAAATTATAATTCTGATAACGAGGATTCTAAACCTGATGAATGTAAAAAATTAAAACATAATAAAACTATACAAATCACTAATACAACAAACAGTAAAGATTATCAAGAAACAGATTACTTCAATATCGAAACAGAAGTCGATAGATTCATAAATCCTCCTAGTTATATAAAAAATAGAATGGAATTCTATTGCAAACACCTTTGTGAATGTACAAAAAAATTCCATGAAAGTAACTATAAAGAACACCTCCATGATTATGTTAATAAGATTAATCTTTTCAATATGTGTAATATCTCTAAGGATAATAAGAACGATAAGGAAACTGCAAAAAATTTTATTGAAAACATCATACGCCTTGAAAGGTATTGCGAAGAAGCAAGTGAAAATTTAAATCATTTGCTCAAACCTGAAAATTTTCACTCTTATCGAGAAACTAAAGACTTAAAAAAAACCAAGGTTTTTTATTATATTTCTATAAAACCATGGGAATTTACAAATGAATTAAGAGAAGATGAAAAGTCAATGTATATAGTACTAAGAATCATGAATGCAGATAGGCAAAGGTTAAATATAGACAAATTTAAATTTGTTGAGACAAAAAAAACATACTATCATTATTTTGAAAAAATAGGCACACGTCTTAAAATTAAAGGCAAAAAAGACGATAGGGGCATTTTGAGTTGTATAAATTCTATATCCTCTGTGAAACCCAGTAGTGATAGTGATAGTGATAGTGATAGTGATAGTGATAGCGATAGTGATAGTGAATACATTGATTTAGAAGAACAAGAAACGTCATCTTATTCTGACCAACAGGAGACATCACATAATAAAAGACAAAAAGCATATTCACAAAAATCTTCCTTGAATGAAAAAAGGATGGATTTTAAAGAATGCTTTACCTGCATGAAGATGCTTGAATGTTGTATCTTGAAAGAAAAGAGTTGGCGTTATGATTGTCCTAAGGTTATTGAGCGAGAAGAACAACTTATGCCGGGGAAGCTTTGGACCTGGCCCACCCAATGTTCAATGAATATAGCATACAACAGAATTTTCAATAGCAGTTCTAATAAAGTTGAACTTCCAATGAATAATGCACCATTTCAAGTCTTTCTCCCAATTATTAAAACAATTTGTGAGGATCTAGACAACTCTTACTCTATTAGAGTCTACATTGCTGATAACTGGTTAGCTACTGAGGTTTTAGCTTTATTGGAATTTTTATCAAAAAATCCATACATAAAATTACAAGTATATTGGGCTGTAGACAAAATAGAGTTTTTTGCATTTAGATTTCTAGTTATCAAGATGGCCGAAGTCATGAAAGTTTCCAATAGAGTAGATTTGAAGGAGGAATTAATGCTTAATGAAGATGTTGATATATTTTTTGGTTCTTTTGATGATAAAGATATAGTTTTTAATAAAGTAAAGGTCAAATATATTGTATCTTCTCTAGATTCGACAAATCCTGGATATGAAAAGTTTGCATCATTTTCATATAACTTAAACCTAGTTTATGAAAGTTTAATGAGGAACTATCATGTTCTTAAAAAAATTCCAAAGGGAAGATGTTATACTTGATGAAGATGTAGAGAAAGAAAATCAAAAGTTAAAACATGATATTGAACAACTCAAAGATATAATAAATAATTCTTATTAAATAAAATTTAATTTATTTTTATATTATATGTCGAATTTTATAAAAATAAATGAGAGAGCATATAAATTTATAAGAGGTAGTGCGATTAATTCTATAATTGATATTTTTGTAGAGTTAATTACAAACTGTGATGATGCTTATGATAAAGGAAATATTAAAGAAAAAATTATAGACATCGAGTTAAATTACAATGGTATTTTAACAATACGTGATCAAGCAATTGGTTTATACGGGGAAGAAATGGAAAAGTGTTTTTTACAAATAGGTAA